TTTATGGTAGAAGTTGTATTACTAACAGTTGTTATGTTTGCTGCATTTGTACTGTCTGCACTGGTTAGTACAGAGTATCCAGGCATGTTAGCCAGAGTTTCGCTAAGCTCCGTCATAACCGCAGATACGTTTTGGACTGTAGTGGCCTTTGTGCCGTTTGTTTGGTTAAAACCACCCCTTACATTACTAGTACTCACAAATCGCACCCAATAAAAATAGGTTTGATCATAACCAACAGGATCAGTAATAATAAAAGAACTAGTAGTCGTTATAAGAGTGGCGGTACCTACCTCATCGTCTCTCGAACGCCATACTTCTGTGTAGGCGTGGTTACTATACTGTGCTGGGTTCCATTCAACAATTACTTCTGTAAAAGCTCCAGAAGCTTGCAATCCGGTGGGGGCAGGCGGGATAGTTAAATCTTGTTCTTGCTCCCCTCCTGGTATGAAGTCTTGCCCAGAACCATCGGGATCAAAAGGTTTTTTTGTAAGTGGCTTAGCTATACCAGAGTTTACTAACTCTCGTACCGTTACAGCTCTATCTAAAGGGTCACCTAATCTGCCTAGCCTAATCTCTTGGGCTTCTCTCATAGAATTAAGAGTATCTGCTAACTCTCTATCTGTCTTAGGGGGTACATTTTTTATAGCAGGTATTTTAGTAGTCATCAAATGCCCCTTAGTTCGTCTATAGACTCCCCTACACAAATCTCATTAACAATGGTCGCACCTTCTACTTCTACTGCAAATGTTTTATGTACACTCGCTGGTAATCTTAATATAGGTTCGGGTATAGAAGTAGAACTAAAACTGGGAGTAGTCCCAGTAACAGCAAAAACGCTACCAGAAGTTGCGATAGATGCGTTATAAATAACAGAGCCATCGCCATAAACTTTGACCCTTACCGGATAACTTTCTGCCTCTACCTTTACAAACCCCATGCTTGTAGGTTTTGGCATGACGTACTCTTTTGATTTCCAATTAAAGGTTAGGTTCGTATTACTACCCTGAAACTTCTTAATCGTGTTGCTTATAATTAAATATAACTGGCTGTCGTCCGGATCTGTATGTCCGCCGCGTATCAAAGCACTTGCATCTAAGTCAACAAAACTTGTGCCATCGCCAACTCTTGGGTCAAAAATAAACCCACCATAACCACTACCTGTACTATAAAAACCAACATATCTTTGCTCCCATAAAAACGCAGTAATCGTCGCTGGGTAATAGTTAGCTTGCCATTGAGTAGGGGTGATAATACCTTCAGTTAGGTTTCGTACCGTTGTACCCTCGGCAGCGATCAATCCGTCCGGACTCGCGTAAATAACGTATGGACCCATATCAACCATTGACCTTTTATTTAAGTTAGCCTGTGAACTTTCAATACGTATTGCTGTCATCGTGTCAGGCCCAGAGCCCGTAACTAGGTACGGCACGCTCTTTGTAGTGACCAAAACACCATTTGATACTACTTCTATGCCAACTATTTCTTCTTCTAGAGCAATTCTGTAGTTTGCAGGCCAAGCATGCGGTAAGAAAGGCTCACTAAAACATATACGTTTGCCTGTAAAACCAGCAAATACACCCCCAGGCAAAGCACATAGGCCTTTCATTGGTCCGTCAGGGTATAAAGCAGTATTATCATCTGGTGGTGCAATCCAGGTAGAAGAAGGTATAACTTCAGCAAGATCACTGTTTTTTGAGGTGTCTGTGTAACTAGTTGTTGCAAGTGCAACCTCTGCTACAAACTGAAAGTTAGTAGCGGATGAACCTGTATTTGATCTATATATACGTTTTTTAAGTAAGTTAGTATTAGTTACGCCAGCAGGTGCACTCGTTTCTAGCCCACTAACTGTTATTGTTTGGTTGTCATCTGTAGTAATTACAGTAGAAGCGGCTGAAGGTGGCCCTTCTTCGCCGTAAGCAGATACAAAAGTATATACATAAGAGGTTTCAAAATCTAAATCAGCGTCTGATTCCCCGCCAAAAGACGCGCCATTTGTAACTGAACTTGACGTGCCTGACCCAGTAGCTGATCCACTGGTTTCGACCGTAAGTGTTGTAGCACTAGGAACGGAAACAATCTTAAAATCACCATTAATTTCGTCAGCTGTTAGCCCGTTATAGGCAGGAAAACTATCAAGCTTTACTGTATCGCCAACTGCTGCGTTGTGGGCACTTGCTGTTGTTACTGTGATTACGCCGGAACCGCTACTAGTGGTTATGGTCGCGTTGATTTGTGTTGCCGCTGTAATTGCTACGGTTGGAGCTGTGGTTGGTGCTGGTATACCCAACCTGTAAAAAGCGTCGGGGTAGGGTGCACTTCCTAAAATAATGTCACTTCTACCCATCCTAGGGAAAGATTGACCTGACCAATAAATCGTGTCGTTAGTGTCCCCAGCTATGGGACCACGCACGACATCGACATCTTCGTCAAACTGCAGCCACCGTTCAGGGCTGTCAGTATATTTAAATATGGTTTGTTTACTAGTGTTAGCGAGAGTGGAGACGCCGTTAGAAGGGTCTACAGTAGAATTATCTTTTACAGGTACAAGACGCCCACTTTCTAAATTTACATCCGTTGCGGTTTGCGCAAGGTTGTCTGCTAGGAGCCTAGGAGATACTCTAGGTGCTCTGCCTCCGAAGGTAATGAGTTTAAAATATGCCATTTTTTCATTATACAGTATTAAGAACTAATGCTTGTAGTTCTAGACTCCTTCTTCCTACTTGTTTAAACCACCTGCTATCTTCCATTTCAGCAGCCATTCGTTCCCATTCATGCTTTCTGCAAGCATCTAACATGTTTCTAAATTTAGATAACCTGCTACCCCCTAAATTAAAACACATATTGATTAGCACGTGTTGGATATCTTCGGGTAATTTATCAAAGTCTTCTCTGCTACCGAATACATGAATAGCTTCTTTGTAATGTTTATTGAAATCGTCTTCATAGTACATATCGACTACTTCTTGAGACACGGGAGTCCCTACTTCCCAATCATATTCTGGGTCGCCAGGTTGGCATAGATGCCCAATACCCAAGGTTTTGTACCCTAGGCTATCTTCGTATATCTCAAGAACTTCGCCTTCATGCCTTTTGATGTCAGCTTTGCACTTTTCGATATTCATTTTATTTTTTTGGGGTTTCGATTTCGACTTTAGGTTTGATTTTATCTTCGTCAAGAATTTTTTGTAGTTCAGCATTTATGTGGTTATGCCCCCCTTGCACAATTTTAACTTCCATAGTAAGTTCACTAAGTTTCTGTTGCGCTTTAAATAATGTGTTAAAAGCTTCAATAGCCCTAGGTGTTAGATCCTCAATCGCATACCGCTGGCCGTTGTAGTTTATTTCCTGTACGTTGTTGTTTTCCATGTAAATACTCCTTATTTAACTTAATTTAGTATATCTTTAAGAAAAGATCCTATCAACACCGCTAGCCGCTATGATTAATATGTAAAGGCCAACGATGTATCTTGTGAATTTTGCATCCATAACATCAAACTTAGCGTCGCCCTTATCCAAACGTTTTTCTATGTTGCTATAACGTATTGCACACTCTTTTTCGTGTGCTGCTATTTTTGCCATAGATTCTTTTACGGTAGTCATTTTAATCTATTATACTAATTTGATTCTAATGTTTCTATTCTTCTTCAGGTTCAACATGAGGGTAATTTGCATCAATATGCTCTTTAAAAGCTGTTTTGACTGCATCTGTCCAAACTGTTGAAGCTATGCCTTGCACCTCTTCAGATTCACCTGAAACATCGGTATCTGACCAAACCCCTGTATCAGGATGTCTTTCGCAACAATTAAGTGCATGCCTATGGAAAGTTCTGTTTAACTCAACTCCATCTTCTTTAATGACTGTGGCAGTTCTTACTTGAATTGCTTTGTGATCTCCTACTATTTCAATTTTATCTTCAACGACTTCTTTTGTTAATGCCATTTCTTTTTCTCCTTAATTATTAATATCTCTAAAATTCATGCTGAAATATACAGTTTGATTCTGATCGCCTGACCAAACTGTGCTTCCTTGACCTAAAAATTGGATTACAGCATAACTTGAAGCATACCAATAAGCTGCTCCTGTAAAGCCACCCGTATTTGTAAAAGCCCTAGTTGTGTAAACTGTACCACTTGCTTTTCTATCATTAATTTTATAAGGCAGCCCTGTAATTCGCACACAATCACCGGGATCTATTCTTGTCCCTGAACTACCATTCAAAGTAAATTGTCCACGCAAATGCACCATTTGACCTATTTTTACATAATCTCCTGAAGCACCTGTAATTCCTGATACAGTCCCCATACTAACATTAGATGAATAGGTAGGTGTCCAAGTGCCTTCCTCATAGTCGTCAAGTGCGTTGGCTGTTGCTGTATCTCCGTTAAAAGATATACCACCACCTGATTGGATTCTTAGTTTTTCAGTAGCATCAGTAGAGTTTGTTCCAGCAGTACCAAAAGTTAAAGCACCCTGTCTTGAGTATTGTTCTTGAGCAATGCCTTTTACAAAAGAGCTAACGTGTGCGCCATCTAAATCTGTATTATAGAATTCAATAGTGCCTATCGGATCACCTGAAGCACCACTAGAATCACCTCTAGTTAGTCTTAGTTCTGCTCCACCTTGACCTGTTGTAGCAGTATTGTTTCTGATTTCAAGCTGTTTGCTTGGACTTTGAGTCCCTATACCAATATTAGCATCAGCACCATTAATCCAAATTGCATTTTGACCTAATGACATATTTGCATAATGCCCATTGGTTCTGTCGTATGAATATATAGCGAATTTATCAGAACTGCTTTCCGCTTCAAAGTGTAGTTTTAAAGTTTCACCACCTTGATTTGGATCTGCAATATTGAATATTTTGTTTGCTGTACTACTACCAATTGCTACTCGTTCTGAGCTATCAATGGTTATTGCAGTCGCATCAGCACTTGAATCAATACCTGTAACACCCACAGTAGCCCATTGCAGATCATTACTTGATGCCCCATAAGTAAGAGCCTGACCATTACTAGGATCATTGCTTATATTTAATTGATCAATGCCTACTGCATCGTTTGCTATGTTTCCAAGTGTGATCTTAGTGTTTGCCATGATTAGTGTCCTGATCCTGATTTTAAGGCATAAAGTGTATACCCATAAGAAAGCAAGTAATTATTAGATGGATAATCTGTTTCTAGTCTTAGTCCATAAGTTGTAGCTGCACCTGCATGAGTACCACCACCTATAATCTGCGAGGCGTATGTTCCATGTAGTCTATGTGTACCATGCCAATAATAGTTAGGAGAAGCACCTACACCACCTACATCATTAAAGCTAACATGTATTGTATAGTTTCCAAAATATCCACTACTTAACTCAGCACCTGCTCTTTTTCCTGAAAGAGGAATTGCGGCATCATTATTGTAGTTTGTAGAGTATGCTGTGACTGAACCATTACCCTCTCCATGCACAATAAAGCCACCATAACAGCCATCACCATCAACTGCATTTGATCCAGTCATTGGTCGTAATCTTAACTGTGCTGTATTTTCAAAAAGATCAATTCCATATAACTCAATAATAAATTTATTATACCCTGCATTCTGTGCTGATTGCATTTCTATATCTACATGAGTTGTAGCAGTTGTTGAGTATGCTTCTGACCAAACTACGAGACCTTCTGACTCTCTTGCTGTAGTTCCATCTGTTATATAATAAGGCATTAGTCTGTGACCTCCGTTAAGTTAAATCTATATTTCTTGCCATTTGTTCTATTTATTATAAATAAATCATCTGCGCCTTCTTGAAT